TTAGCATCTTCTTCTTCATAGAACTGGTTTAAGTTCTTTACTGCCTCGTCGTGAGATTTAGTATTCCCATTTTCAATAGCTTTAATTAAAGTTACATCTGGAGCACAAACATATCCGAAAAAAGCAGAAAAATCATTCCCACCAACAGACCAACTGCTAAGACCGCTATTAAACCCTCCATTAGCTGCATATGCTTTTGTCTGTACTTTTAATCGTCCGATTTCTTTAGGAGTATATCCTAAATTGATATAAGGGGTTTTCGTATTTATTGGCTCATATTGAATATCAGGACCTTGAGTGGCAGAAATATCTAAATAGCTCCAATCTTTTCCTGCAAAAGTCTTTTGAGCTTCTGTATAAGTGCTATCTTTACTGCCTGCAATAGCTCCTTTATCTAGAGCTTCTACATGATTAAACCATAATACTTTAGAAGGAAAATCTTGATTATCAGGATTATGCGGCTCTTCTTTAGTCTCATAAATAAAATCTAAATGTCCTTGTTCAACAAGAGACTTAAAAGTATAGGTCGTATCTGGATTCTGAAGTTTTCCGCCCCAACAAATTACAGGTTTATATTTGTCAGTATAAGAATTAGGAATTTCATCTACAATCTGAAAGCTAGAATCTTGTTCCCAATTTGAAATTTTTATATTCCAAACATCTGTAGCAATTAAATTATCTTCATCTACATCATCAGTATAATAACGAATTTCAATAGGCACTTCCGCCGCCTTATATATGACAAGATAAGAATCTTTAATATCTTCTGCTTTAGTAAGCATTTCGTCCTTCAGATACCATCCATAAGGTTCACCTACGGTATAAAAAGGAATTTGTTTTTTCTTTTGTTCATCATCGGGGTCAATTACTCCAGAATAAGGATACATATCATCTAAGTCGATAAATTTATCCACATAAACGCCATCGGCAAATTCTGTTTCATCAATTGTAACATCTTTTTCTCCGATATAAAAATATTTAGAAGTAAAAAATTCTTCTTTTTCTTCAGCCAAATAATATTGCTCTTTATAATATTTAACCTTAATTGTATAGGTCTTAGGATTTTCTACTTTTGTATAAATAATATCAAATGGCGCAGCAGCTAAAAGTCTTCTTAAGTTGACCCGCCCTGTCTTGTCATTATAGCTATAATTTGGTTTATATCCAGCAGGTTTATGTTTCTGGATATCAATAACCTGACCAAAAGTAGGAACAGAAAGAAAATCAGTTTCTTTTAACTCAATATCTTCTGAAGCAATTAAATTAGCTTGATCATCTTTATTGTCTTTCCAATATTTAACTGTGACATGGTAACCAACAATTTCATAACGGACATTGAATATAAAATTCTTAACACTATTGAATGTTACATCGCCTAAATCTGTTAAATTAACAATTTTACCTGGGCCATAATATTCTGGTTGATAATAATCAACAAACAACTTATCATATGGTTTCCATTCATTTCCATTTACAAAATCACTCTCGCGGAAGTAAATAGTAGATGACTGGAAAAGAGTCTCACCTTGGTAATAGTTTACATAACAACATCCAATATTATGTTCTGGGTTAGTATCTTTAACATCTGGATCATCCATAATATTAAAGCTCTTTTTACCTGTTGCGTCTTCAAAAAATGTTTGTGTGACTTTATCATATAAGCAGTTGCTAGGAGCAATTTTATCTCCAATTTTATCGTAAAATTGTACAGGAACATAATCACGAATAAGATTATTATCATAATAAATCTTACAACTTTTAATTCCTACACCTGCAATTCCACCGCGATAAAATCCATTCTGATCACAAGCAAATAAATACAGCGGAACGGTCATTTTAGCAGAATTACTTTGTACAAGCTGAGTATAGGTTAGTGTCGCATAGCTATAACCATCTCTTGTAGATGAACTAATTCCCGTATTCGCGCTAAATCCCTCTGAAGCAGATTCTTCAACAACCAGTTCTGGAGTTCCAAGACCCGCGGACACATTAAAAGTATTAACCCCAGTTAATTGCTTCTCATCTTTAAATTTGGTATTATTAACATACTTAATATAGTAAGCACCATCTTCAGTTACACTACCGAATAGATAAGCATCGCCAACATTAACATTGTAAAGAGGCTCTGTGTCAAATACTCTATAAGTATTAACTAATACCGTCAACTTACTCATATCATCGCAAGTCACACCTGTATTAATATAAGCATGATTTAATGTCCAAGTAGGATAATCTTTTTCATAATTACCCATATCATTATGTTGTAAGAACAAAATTCTATGTGGATAATCAATGCCGCTAGGATCAACAGGCTCGCTCTGCGCTGTATAAACAATATTAATAGCATCAAGATTTCTTAAAGCAGAAAAATTTACAGGGCCAGTGTACTGGATCTCGCCATTTCCACAATAAGAAGGTTTAAAAGCATTAATATCAAGTCCTAAATCTGTAAGAGTAGTATCAGTTGTAAAATCAAGAACTCTATACCTTAATTGATTGCTTCCAATCCAGTTCTCATTTGCGACTTCATCTGTGTAATATCTAACCTGCGTTGTATATGTTGAAGCCATATATAAAACAGAATACTCACCTTGAAGTTCATCAAAAGTAAAACGAGAAGAAGCACTCACTCCATCAAGAAGTCCTTTATCATAATAATCAGGTCTATAAGCATTAAGATCAAATAAATCTGGAAGTGTAACGCCTCCTCCAACCTGTGCTTCTTCTATTGTAATAATAGAAGTATTGATTGTAGAGAAAGTAGACGCCATTTCCTGTTTATATCTAATTACAATGCTTTTTGTCTTAATAGTTTCAACAGGCTTATATGCAATAGTAATAGGAGAATTGGCAAGTAAAGAACCTAATGTAATTGCTCCACTATAGGATTTACTTTCATCAAAAATAAATCCATCGGCGCGGGCGGCGTTCACATCAACAATGTCTGCGAGACTTGGATCATTTAAAAACATTGTCTCATTAATAGTTACATTTATTGTCTTTAGTTCTTTTCCTGTATCATCTACATATTTTACTGCAAGGGTATAATCTTTTGCTTTATAATAAACTTGAATAACCCCAACGTTTACTACATCATCAAAAGTAGAAAGATTTGCGTTATAGATACGGCCATCATCATAGGTTGCACTATGGTATTTATTTATATCTATACCAATATCAGTGATGATGTCTGTTGAATTTTCATATGCTGTATTATATTTAAACTTATAAGTGATCGTGGTGATACGATTCCAGTTTGGGTATTCTCCATAATAATATTCAACAAAAACAGAATTTTCTGTTAAAGGATATCTAACATTATATGAATCTTTTAAATCACCATAAGTAATAATTGCCGTCGAGTCAGCATCCGAAAGATAACCATCGGAATAATACTTCTTTGGCTTGTATCCATTAATGTTAATAAAATCTGCTAAAGTTGAATTTAAAACAATATCACTTTGTTTAATTACAATAGTAGAAGACTGAAAAACAACAAATTGATTATCAGAAGTCTCTTGCTCATATGTAATAGTAATATTTTTACTCTCTTCATTTTGGATTTTTTCATAATAAACCTGTAGAAGGGTAGTATTTATAAAACTATCAAAAGTAAGATCGCCATAAAAATTCGTGACAGCTCTATAACCATTTGGTTTACCTGTCTTCAAATCAATAAGATCACCGATATTTCTTGCATCATCTACTTTTTTCTTTGTAAAAGTAATGCTTACTGTCTGTACAGATTCAAGAGTTCCTTCATCTGTACGAATGAAATATTCTACATCTTTTGTATAAACGATTGGCGCATAGTTAATAATTAATGTACCAACGCTTTTAAGCTCTTCATAAGTCAACATATGTCCAGTATAATTGGTTACTTGACCTGGCTTATAATAAATTGGCTTATAAGCATCTACATTTATCCCTAATTGTTCAAAGCTAATTCCAGCATAAAAATCAGATGCTTTAATTATTTTTTCATTTGTCGCGAGTAAATTGTTTCCATCTTGGTAATATAAAATTTTTAATTTAAAATAATCAGTTGCAACAGAATCAGTAGTATAAACCTCCGTTGCCCCTTTTGCATAATCGCTTTTTAGTCTAACAGTAAGAATGAAATTACCATTCTTTAATCTATTTTGAGTGGTTTTACCTTCTGTAGTTACGCTAAATAACAAATTAATGTCATCAAAAACAATTTCTGCTTTTCGCAACATTGCGGTTAATCTGCTCATCACAAGAAAAGCATCTGTTTCATTTTTCTCAGTTACTAAGAACTTCAAAGTTATATCTTTAAATTTATCTTGCTGACGAACAAATGTAGGTTGAATATCTCCTTCAAGCCAATCTGACGTTGTATCAACCATATTACTAGATAATATTCTGTCATATAATTGGACGCCCAAAGAAGATAAATCTATACCATTAATTAGCATTCATTTAACCTCCATTGCGTTGTACTCTTAATCCGATTTGATTCATCAAATCGTCCATATCATCATCTGATGCAGATGTTGCGGTGGGAGAATTAAGAGCATTATCATAAATAGAATAATCATTTCCTCTATCAGAGATAGAACTCCCAATAGCCGTAATAAGCGTATCTTGGATTGTGCCTTGTAACGCTGATATATCTGTCATTTCCATTTACTATCTCCTTATATATCAAGGGCAGAGAAAGTAGATAATCTTTCTTGTCTAGATGCTTCTGAATATTCAGAATTATCATTAAAAAATAATAAATCAGAATTATTACTTCTTGCTCTTCTTAATGCTGCAATTGTGCAATTTGTTTCTAACTCTTGCTTTTCAATAAAACCTTTATAAGCTATTTCAATTTCTTTTGGAGTCAAATAATAAAAATCTTTAGGAGAAATTCTTATCTCTCCAACAGCAATACCAAACAGTTTTTCCTATTCTTGCTTTATATCAATCTGCTTCATAAATTGAAGCACATCTTCAACAGTATGGATATCTTTGGTTTTATCTATATTAAAAGCATCTTTGAAACAATCTATAAATAAATTTTCAAGCTAAAAAGAAGAGAGCGGCTAGAGGTCAACCGCTCTCACATTTAAACTAGAGAATAAAAGGAGTTCTGTTTCAATTCCTCTGTCTATTTTTGAAAAATTCTTTAGTGCAATTATGCTTTTTAGTCCTAATCGAAAACAGAATAATTTATTATGAATCTTCCGTACTATCATTCAATTTTCCAACTCCACTAAACATAATTCGATATGAATAAGTATCATTATAAACAGTAGAAAGTGGGAAAGAAGTAATAATAGCTTTTCCTTCATAACCTTTATTTGAATCAGTAATCTTTAAATTAACTGATTTACCATTATTAAATGCTTCTTCTAATGCAGCAAAAGCAGTATCATCTTTAATAAACATCCCATTACAAAGAAGACTCCAACTGCGAACGCCGCTTATTTGTTCCTTCCACTCTCCATTAATTTTATTGGTAATATCTATCGGCGACATAGAACGGGATAGAGAAGCGTTCTGCTGTCCCCCTAAAATATTATCACCAATAGAAACTACCACGTCTACACCTTTATGAGGAGGTTGAACTATTCTGCTCATTTATTTCTTTTACACCTCCTGCACTTTTTATTGTGTATGAAATTATTCCGTGTTTCATTACCACGCCCGTGGATTTATCATCTAATATCTTGCAATCTGATTCTCGAATATAAGTAACCCCAGGAATATCATAGAGTTCTTTTAAATGCTATGCAATAGACTCTTCAATTTCTAGGATCTCTTTTTCCCCTTCATAAGTAGAAAAAATATCTAATTTATATCTGATTGTATATAAGAAATTATTTTGAAAATAATCTCTTTGTAAATTAGATAAAGTTAGTTTTAAAAAAGGAAAGGTGTCTGTTTCTTCCCCCTACGCTCTATCCGTAATATTATATCCAAGAGAAGAGATTATTTGATAAAGTTTTGTCTTTATATATAATACTAGCGGCATTATCTTCTCCTTTATGTTATTTGTATATATTCATCAAATCCCATACTACCCATATTATCATTAGACTGACTTCCAAGATCACCAATTTCATTTAAAGACTTGAAAAAACCCTAAATAATGCCCACAAGGGCGGCAGCTAATAAAGAGGAAAACAGTTCACCTGTCCAAATACCTCCGCCACCGCCACCGTCCATAGCTCCCTCCCCTTGTATAGAGCCAATCTATTCTGCTAATTCTTGCTGCGCTTCATCGACGGCCTCTTCAAATTCTGCTTGTGTAGAGGCCCAAGCTTGTTCTAAAGCGGGACGAAAATAAGGCTGCGCCTCCATCTTATAAGTTCCATATTCTACGTATTGTGCATAATCTGCATCTACTCCTGCAGTGATACTAGAATCGTCTGATTCACGCCAAATTGTAGATTGTAAAAAACCCGTTCTAACGGGGACCATCTCCGTTGCAATATCATAAAATGTATTTGCAAAATCAGCAAAAGCCTAACTATAATCCACATCAACAGTTACTGTAACAGGGTCGTCATTTCCTAGATAATTATTAACGCCATTTCCATCTGAATCAACAGGTTCTAGCGCTGTCCCGCTAACCGTTCTTTTAAGGCCAAGGTCATCAATAGTAATAGTCGCCTCAAGTCCCATAACTTACTCCTTGATATCTTTAATATCTACTTCTTTATAATTTTCGGGTTTATCGAAACGCCCCATCTTCAACTGAGTAGAGTAGAGATGTTTCTCAATAACCTAATGATCTTCATTTAAAACATAGTGAGGCTCTGCAAAATCCAGAACTTTACCTGTTGACGAATAAATAAATCTACCATCAATTCTCATATTAAACCTCCTTACTTAGTATAAACTACTGTCCAATACCCTATTCCAGTATAATTTATATAACGCCCACTTCCTAAATATATTTTTGAATCTGCTGGTTCAACTAATATCCAACAAAAAGAATACTAATCTGGTATTATTTTATTATTCCCAAAGCCAGAAACCCAAGGAACAGAAAAAATTCTTCCCTCATTATAAGCCGTTACTATTTTTGCTTGTGTTACAGGTGAATTCATACCCTTATATGAACTTGGTAAAGCAATACCTTGATCTTTTAAAGAAACTGGCTTACCAACGCTATCTTTGTATAAACCACAAGCAGCCCTGTCTCCAGACTGATACGTCCCTGTAGGGAAAAATACATCTTTTAAATTTTCAATAGAAAAATCTGAAGGAAGACTAACATAAGTCTGTTTGGTACAAAGATAATTCCAAGTTTCTAAAGTTCCCCCGCCAC